TTATTATATTTAATATTATATACTATATAGTATATGAGTAAAAAAACAATAATCAGAAAATTTGATAAGCTGTTTAGTAGGTGGGTAAGACTGTCTAACGCAGATGCTAAAGGATATTGTGAGTGCATTACTTGTGGTCGTAGTTATAAGTGGAACGATATAGATGCAGGGCATTTTGTATCTCGCAGGCATTTAGTTCTAAGGTTTGATCCACGTAATGTTTTTCCCCAATGCAAATACTGTAATAGATTTTTAAACGGTTTACAATACATAATGGGCAAACGTATTGATGAGCTCTTAGGTGTTGGTACTGCTGATGAACTCATACAAATATCAAAACAAACTCACAAGATAGATAAGATAGATTTAGAAATAAAATATACTCAGTATTTGGAATTATCAAAAAAACTTAATAAGTTTGAATAACAATTAAATTAAAACTATGAGTAATACTATAAGTGATTTCTTAGAAAATCAAAACGAGGATAACATAAATCCTATTGCACATATACAAGCTAACGGTTTCTTGAAAGACCAAATAAGTTATCTAATAAAAAAAATAGATACGCTTGAAGATGAACTAGATGAAAAAACTCTAGAGATAAATAAACTTAGATCAGAACGTGATTCTGCTATTGATGAGAATCTTACATTAACACATCAAATTAAATACTTAGAAAATGGCACTAGCAAATAAAGAATCAAGACAATCTACTATAAAGTTTATAGAACAAGGCAAAGAATGGCAAGGTAAAAACGGTGGTCAAAAGATGCAAGAATACAAACTTGAAATGGCTAACGGAGATATGCCAGTATTTAATATTCCAAGTAATACAACATTTCCTTATCAAAGTCGTGATACTATTGTATATTTACTTACCGAAAGAGAAATAAACGGTAAAATAAATCAGTACGCAAGTGTTGATAAAATAGCAACAGAAAATTTAAACAGACCTATGGAAAATCAATTACCAACAAAGGAAGAATCTATTGCACTAGCAGTAGCATTAAAAGAGGCAAGTAACTTAGTAACATCTGATATATGGCAAAAATGTAACAGTCTTAAAAAAGATGAAGATATAATTGCTGCTAAAGATAAAATACTAAAAGAAACAGTTACAGTTGCAGGACTTATGTATAAAGTATTAACAGCTAAACCACAAAACAATGAGTAATTATTCAGCACCTAAATATAATTTTGCAAGTGGTGTATATACTAAAACAGCACCACAAGATTTTGTACACTCAAAGATGAGCATACAGTATGATTCATTTATTAAGTGGACACAAACACCTGAGGTACAACAACACATAAAAGATAACGATGGGTATTTAAAAATTGATACTTTGTATTCAAAAGACAAACAAAAATTGTTTTCTAAATTAAATACACTACAAAAGAAAAAAGAAGTAACCTCTGCACAGCATAGTCCAGATCGCAACAACAACGGTGATAATGCAGAGGACTTACCATTCTAATTTAGTAGGAGTAGATAAACAACTTGATAAACTCCATAAAATATATAATGGTGAAATCAAAGAAGGTTTACGACTTGTACCTGACCTAGATGAATACTGGAGATATAAAAAAAATAGTTTCAATATAATTCTAGGTCATAGTAGTACAGGTAAAACTACTACAATGCTTTACTTTTTTGTACTTTATGCAATTAAATATGATTTAAAGTTTCTTATCTATTCTGCAGAAAATGACCCTGCTAATATATCTAAAAAACTTATAGAGTTTCTTACTGGCTTACCATTTCAAAAAATTGAAAAAAAGACTTGGGAGAAAAAATTAAAATGGGTTGATGAACATTTTAAATATATTGACATTGATAAATTTTACTCTGCAACAAGTTTATTAGATGAGGCAGCTACTATAAAAAAATCATTTGACTACGACAGTTTTTTAATTGACCCATATAATTCATTGAGCAAGGATAAAAACTTAATGAAAGAATACGGTAATCACGAGTACGATTATTATTGTATAAGTCAGATGCGTATGTTTACAAGAAAGATGAAAGTGTCTATTTATTTAGTAACACACGCTGTAACAGAATCACTAAGATTAAAACACCCAAGCGGACACCCATTTGAGAATCATATAAAGCCACCAAGTCCTGGTTCAGCAGAAGGAGGTGGTAAATTTTTAAATAAATGCGATAATTTTTTAATTATACATCGTTACGTTTCCCATCCAGAATTTTGGTTCTATACATACCTTGCAGTTATAAAAATTAAAGAAATAGATACAGGTGGTAGACCTACTCCAATAGATTCACCTATAGAACTTAGATCAATAGCAAATAATGTAGGCTTTAGCGTAGGTGGCAAAAACTTACTACATTTGATAAAAAAAAGTGATTCTTGAAATAGCATACAGAAAACATAAGACTTGGCTTAGAATTTGTAAGAGCTTTGGTTGTAATGATGATACTTGCAAAGATCTTGTTTCTGAGATGTATATTAAGATTGATGACCTTACTAAAAAAGGTAAGGATCTTTCTTACGGAGATAATGACATTAATTACTGGTACTGCTATAAGATTTTACGTCACCTGTTTTTACACCTTAAAATAAAAGAGAAAAGAATATCTTTTGTATCTGATGATTATTTGTTAAATATAAAAGATGACGATTATATTGACTTAGAAAAGTTTGGTAAAGAGTTTGACAAAGAGCTTGAAAAACTTAATGAGTATGATAAAGCAGTGTTTAAGATTATAAGTAGTGGTAAAAAAATTAGTGAGCTATCAAGAGAAACTACAATAAGTTATGTATCTTTAAGAAACACTTGGCTAAAAACAAAAGAATATTTAGAGAATAAAATAAAAAATTATGATTGGGTTAGGGGACATAGTAGAAAAAATAATTAGAGTAATAACATTTGGTCAAGGTAAAAAATTAGCAACTAGGGTAGCAAAGATGTTTGGCTATGAAGATTGTGGTTGCGACAGACGACAAGAAAAACTTAACAAATTTCAAATTAAAATAAAAAGATGAAAGTACAGTTATCTAAAAATGACTATGAAAAGTGGAAACGATTCAAAGGCGTTACAGGGAATCAGATAACATCAACTGATTTGAGACTTATAGAATATCTACACTCAAAATATTTTAATCACCCCCTTGAAACTTTGTGCACCTGCAGAGGAGAAAAAATTGTAGGTAAAGTACAGGCTTGGGTAGATGATATAAATAAAATATATGAGAATGGATATAACGACAACACATAATTTTGAACAGTCGGTAATAAATATTTTAAACCTAGACGGTTGGAATTTAGAATGGTGTGGTGGCAATTATGAGCATTATGATTCAAAAGGATTTACACCTAAACAACAAGAGTGTGTTATAGAGATGAAATTTAGAAACAAGTATTATGAAAGTAAAATGCTTGAAAAATATAAATATGATAAACTTATGCAAGTAAAAGATGTGCATAAATTCTATTTAGTATTTGATCCAAAAGGTATGTATATGTTTTGGCTGAACGGTCCAAAATTTAATTTACCAATACCAGAGGATTTATATTGTCCTGATACTACATTATGGACAAAGAAAAAAGAAAATAAAAAAGTATATTTGCTAGAAGAAAGTCAGGCAAGTTTAATAAGACAAGAAAATGGATTTCACAGAATCGTATAAAAAGATAGATGCACTTAAAGATTTAGAGTGCGATAATAATATATTAACTGTTGGTCAAACACTAAATAAGTGGGCTAGTATGAAAAGTACACCAGAACTACAGAATATTATATCTGCATTTTTAGATATACAGTGGTATTTGATTGATCTTAAAAGACAGAGAGATTTAGCATTAAGAGGTATCTTAGAATATAAAAAAGATAAACTTGAAGCACAAAGAGATATGCAGGAGGCGATAGATCAACTAAAGAGATATGAAAATAAACATCTACCCAGAGATTGAGGGAGATAATTTTAGTGAGGAGCATTTAATGAGATTGTATAATACACTTGAAATATTATACGATGAATTTACAACTGTTCCAGAACAAGATAGTAAAATAGTTGTTGATGATGGTGCAGAAGTTATAGAGTTTACTATGATACAAAAAAAATATCAGGCTACAAGAGATGGTCTAAATGTAATAATGCTTTATAAAAACTTTGACAGTCTGTAATATGTTATGGACCTTTTAATTATGGATATGCTAGATAATCAAATCAAACTACTT